TCCCAAGAGCGTTCCATAATCTGCTCATTAAAATGAGACCGTGCCAATTCGCTTTGATTTCCGTCAGCGACGATGTGAGTAACATTCACAAAGGGATCGACAAAATCGTTAATCAACTGAATCTCCAATGCTGTCATATTCGAACACAAATGTACCGCGCCATCGACAAACGTATTGATCGTCTTTCCAATACCATGGTCTTCAAGAGAGGATACATAAAAGAAGAAGAAGATGGACTCGAAAATGGAAATGAGGCTCATATGAAAGAGTAATTTCACCAATAAATTGGCTACGTCTTTTTCGTACTTATTAAAATAAATCACTGTGATCTCGAACCAAGAGTAATCTTCCAATAAATGTTTAAATCTTCCTAATTCCTCTTGTAGTAATGGTGTACGGTTTCCCTTTTTCTGTTCTTCTTGATCTTCTACCAGCTCGTCGTGTTCTCTTGTCATGAGTCCATTCCATGTAGAAACCTTTGTAAGCGAAGGATTCCGTTTCATTCGCAAACTTGTGCCGGTTGGACCAGGTAATCCCATCATAGGAGGAGACGAATCGATTTTGATTTCAGTAATCTCATCCTGTATTGCCATGCATCAATTCCTTCTTTAACCACTTCTTTATTTTTTAAACTCAGATTAGAGATGTTTCATTATCATTCCAAGCAGGTACATTCCGAGTTTCATGCGGGAGAGGGTCGTACCAAAGTAAACGAAGTGCGTATTCGTGGTAGCAAGGGTACCAAATCGGTCACAATCAAAAACAAATCTGGCAAAGTCATCAAACGATCGAAGAAGGTCCTGACAAGAAAGCAGATCAAGTGTATTCAGAAATGTCAATTTGTACCTGGACTATTTAAGGACTGTGAGAAATGCATCTAAAGACTTACAACTTGTTATAAAATAGAGTTTGGTACTTATGTCAGCAATCACATTTATCTATCGTCTGCATACGCAATCTAAGGCGTTTTATGGTAAGATTCTTCTTCCTTCTGTCTCCGATGATCACAAGGGATTAGACAACGTGGTACGTTCCATTCTATTGGAAGGAATTAATGCCTATCGTGTCACGAAGAAGATGACACCAATTGCGGAAGAGAGTCAGCTACAAGTGGGTGTACTCTCGCTGATGAACCAACAAACGGAGCATAATAGCGAAGAAGAGCGAAATTGTTTCGACTTTTATGCCGTGCAGCGAGATAAAATGACCTATTATGTAAATGGTCGTGAAATCTAAAGACCTCGCATGAATACATCATTATGACCTCTGTGGTATTTTACTATAGTATTGATAATGATCCCACGTTGTATCGAGGTAAGTATCGTGTTTCCGTTCCACTAGAGGATAGCTTAGAAGCCATTCTGCCAAGTCGAGTCCTCATTGGATTAAACAACTCGATGTTACAATGGGAGCTTCCCCTCTATGACTCGGTACAAATTGGTCCGCTACTTTATGTGGAGCATGATCCGAAGGAGGATTTACAAAAAGGAGTGTGGTTTGATTTTTATGCTATGGAAGATGAACAAAAGGCCATCGCCTATGTTCACAAAAATTCCAACAAACTGTAATATCGATCGCTGAGAATTTTTAATTTCTTACGAGTGGAATCTTGTAAGAAAGGCATCATTACTTTCAAAATCATACGAATACAGAGTGTTGGATTGATCAGTCGAATTTCCTGCAAGTTTTCAGCATGTTTTCCTGAAAGAAGAGATGCAAATCCTCTACTTGTTTTCATGTCCAAAGAAAGTGATAATTCAAAACCGTCACTATCAATGATCCAGATCCACTTGTTGGTACCGAGATGGTCTAAAATCCCCTGAAAATCATGAAGAACCTCTTCGGGAGTGTCATATTCATGAATCGTAGAGGGCTTGGTATAATAGGTAGAGATTCCATTACGTTCATGTAGTTTTTTAAAGGAATATTGTGGACCACTCATGAAAATAAGTTACTATGCTACGAACCTAAATAAATGAGAACATAAATAACACAGAATCATGTACGTTATTATTCGTTACAAGGTGAAAGAGGATGTTGAGCAAATTGTAGATGTTATTGACACCTATGAGGATCTTGTACATTACTGCGAGGTGCTACTACAGAATGATTCATCACTGAAGAGTGTTCAGCCTTTGATGAACAACATGAGAGTTGGTCGGTGTATTCCCATGGCGTTTAGTGCTAAATATGGGTACTATGTACAGTTTCATCAGTTTGTGAAAGAGCCGTCATTTTAGTTCCGGATTATACTGCGGGGGAATATATTTCTATTAAATTCATATCAAGATATAAATGAATGTTGATATTTATTTAATGTGTTATAATGAAGCACAAATTATTGCACATACCATTTACCATTATCGTACAATGTTACCACGTTGTTCTATCACGATTCTCGATAATATGAGTACCGATGATTCCGTTGCGATTGCAAGACAACATCGTTGCAAAATACGTCAATTTCGATCAGACAATGAAATGAGTGAATCGATTATGCTTAGTCTTCGTAATGAGTGCTGGAAATCATCGATCAATAAATGGGTCATCATGGCAGACATGGACGAATGGCTATGTGTGAAGGATCAGGATTTGATAGAGGAGGATAAAAAAGGTACTACCATTCTTACGGTGAAGGGATATAACATGATTGGTGATAGCAAGGATATTTTCTTACAAGATATCAATCTTCATCAATTGTATCATGGCGTTTATGAAACCGTTCTAAATAAGTCACTTTGTTTCAAAGTTGGACCCATTCGTGATATGAATTTTACAGAGGGATGTCATAGTTGTTACCCCAGTGGCAGCCAGATTCAATATAGTCAAAAAGAATACATATTAAAACATATGGACTATTTGGGTCTTCCTTATAAGTTAGACAAACAATACAAACGATGGGAACGTAGCAAAAAGGATCGTCAACGTGGATTAAACTATCACTACCAAATAACACCTGATTCCCTACAAGCAAATCATGAACGATTGATCCAATCGCGCATGGACATTCGACCTTTATTGGAAGGCTACTGCGTTTAAAGTTGATAAAATCATTCTACGGTCTAAGTGGAGAGAAGTATCTCTCTCCAAGACTGAGTGGCTCAGTCGGCAGAGCATGTGACTGTTAATCACAGGGTCGCTGGTTCGATTCCAGCCTCGGTCGTAATGCATTTTTTGACTATTTTATAAATAGTTTGAAAATGACTTTGATTATGTAAAAACCAAGTGACAAAGCATAATTTTTTTACAACACAATGTTAGACCCGCATGTCCATTTTATTTGCTCTGTTGGGAACACTTTGGTGGATTTCGATTTGGGGGATATTTGAGATAGCGACCAAACGGTATACGGAACAAGAAAAACTCAAAACCTACATTCTTATCATTGGTCTTGCCGTGGTCATTGTGTGCTTCTTTCCAAAAATACTACGCTACTTTTAGTATATTTCAAACCTAACTTACAATAAGTATAAAATAAAATAACAGATATTTTCGAACCGTTATTTTATTTTACATCGTGGCAAATGAGCCGTATATCAGACGGAGTAATACACTGATTTCAAACCATATTCTTTCATGCATTTCTCCAAATGGCAGCGACAGGAGTGACAGGGTTGAGAATTGACGACTTCGCCGGTTCCACGAGCGATTCGAATCACCACAAGAATCGCGCCATCCAACTTGGTAACATCTCCCACTTTCTTCAAGACGGCTCGCTCGGCATGAATGGTCCAATTGTCATAACCACAACCCTTGGATCGAGAGCCCACCATATTGGCTGCGACTCCCATAACTTTTCCACGTTTGATAATGGCAGCGATATGTACTTTAGTCAGCCTATGTTTCATACGAATGCTCGGAATCGATACCTGCTCCTCGATCAGCTCCATGATAGACTCCTTGCTCAGCTTCATGGGTGCAGCGGTGTAGTAAGTGATGCGTGCCTTTTCAGAATTATCATACAGTCTTTCAATTTTTATATTTTAGAATCTCAAGGTATTAGTCTTTACATACAATGATAATATTGGAATCGGTATCGGATTCAATATCGGAAACGTGGGGTGTAAGTGGTGTGTGAGGTGTTCGCTCTTCGGGATTCACAACTTGATTTCGTGGTCGTGTGGTATCGACAGGACTTGGCCTTCGTGTCAACAATGGCGAAGAAGAATTGATAGGATTCTTCTTGACAGGTATTGGTTTTACAATCGCCATACTGCTTCTTCGATAATTCAGTCGGCTCTCAAATTGCGATCCACCCAGTTTCGCTACTTGTGCAGAATCCAATGCTTGTTGATGCGCAATCGGCTCTTGGTATAACTTCATTTTTTCAAGTTCGATCTCTTCCTGAATCTTCTTTCGGCGCTCCTCCACCGCACGATTCAATTCTTCTTGAGTCTTCCTTTCTTCCTCACGCTTCTTATCAATTTCTTGTTCCAATAACTTTTTACGCTCTTCCAACGCTTCATTCAGACGGGCCTCGACTTGATCCGCAATCTGTCTCTCGATTTGAGGACTCACCAGTTCATTCAAAGTTTGTTTGCGCCTCTTCAACATGAGTGCCGCTTCGACCGCCATTTGCTTCAATCGAGCCTCGGAGCTTTCGAAAACATGTGTGTGTTCTAACGCACCACAGATGTCTGGTTTCTTCAAATCACGAATGGTTCCAAAATTCTTCTCAAACATCTTAATGGGTTCAATAGGAATCGGTGGAGATTGCTCAATCAATCGATCCAATTCGGTACGACAAATCTTTAAAAAGTCAATCGCATCCATTCGATCAATCGGATTTAAGGCCAATTCTACCGCAATGAGACGCTGGAATTTTCCCCAAGTGATGGCAGACACACGATGTGACTCTTCCAACTGAGCATACCGTAAATAGTTACCTACTGTGGTAAGCATACCCGCCACTAAGGAAATGCCTCCAATAGCAAAACTTGCATATTTTTTTGCTGTTTCGTCATTCTCAAACAAGGACTGAATACCAAAGTTGGCTGTCCCTCCCAAGGTAGAGAGAATAATGACAGGCAAGTTAATCCATAATGTTTTCCTATGAAAAATCTTTTCAGATTTATCGTGTAGCCATCGATAACAAGACGCAATGTCACTCCACTCTGCCATGAGCCTCTCCTGCTCTTTCATCCATCCATTCTGGAATTTTTTTGGTTTTTCTTCCTCTTTTCCCTCTTTATTACCTGTTGGTGAAGAGGGTCTCGAACGATTTCCATCATTATTTTTATCTGACATGGTCGATGCCCCTAATAACTTCGATTTTTTTATTCTATGAATAAACGCATAAAAAAAATAATACGCATACATGCTTCTATTTCGATTATGTCTTCTTACCCCCTTTCCATTGCATGACCTTCTTCTTTGCCTCCAATCCCGCCTTGTATAAAACATCTACTTCTTTCTCTGTTAGTTTTGTCCCATCTACTTCTTTTGGTAAGGAAACAAATTGTGGCTTTTTAAGTGAAGTCTTCATAATATACGGTCCATAGGGACCAGTACGAATCACAAACTCTTTGAATTGCCGAATGATACCTGATCCTCCATTCGCCTTCGTTTCAAGACGTTCCATCATTTTGACCAGATCTTCACCTGCTTGATAGGGAATAGAGGTTTCACCACATTGTAGGTATTCACCAAATTTACCCGTTTTCTTCATAATGGGTATACCCTTCCACTCTCCCAATACCGATCCCTCTTTCTTTTTGTTGACCTCTGCCTGAAAGGTTCGTGCTATTTCTTCCGTCATGTCATCAAAACGGACACCACTGGGCCATCCCAAGAAGACAGTATCTTCTTTTTTGGCGCCTTCTATCAACAGAAGAGGGCCCTTTTTGGATTGCACCGCTTTTAACCCTCCAGAGAACTCTTTTACTTTTGCACTTGGATCACCTGTTTTTTTACCAAGTGATTGTTTGGACAATAAGTCTTCATAACGATCCTTATAGGAGTTCCACATGTCTCGTAGAACTTGTTTCCATGACTCTTCACCCTCTGCAATTTTGTCGAGCCGTTTTTCCATTTGTGCGGTAAATCCATAATCAAATAGATCCTGGAAGTGCTGAAGCATAAAGTCCAACACAGATCGACCAAGATCCGTGGGAACCAATTTTCCTTTTTCGGCACCTACCTTTTTTTGATAATCCTTTTGCAAGGCTGGCCATTTTCTTGGATGTAATGTATATTCTTTTACCTTCACTTCCTTGGGTGGTATGTCTCTCATTTCTACATATCCTTTTTCTTGAATGACAGAAAGAAGAGAAGCAAAGGTGGAGGGTCGGCCAATACCATATTTTTCAAGTTCTCTGACCAACGTGGCTTCTGTAAATCTTCCTTGCGCTTTGGTTTCCTTTGGTTCAGCTTTGATCTCTTTCCAGTGAACGTTATCACCTACCTTCATCATCATCATGTTCTCCCATACATCTTCTTTGAATTCTTCCTCGGATTCTGAATCAGCATCAATCGAAATAACCTTTCCAGCAAGTTTCCAGCCTTCAAACAAGGTGCGTTTCCAAGAAGATGACCAGGTAAAATCGTCATCCAGGATCTGAAGCTTTACTTTGCAGAGTTCTCCTCGTGCAGGAGACATGACGGATTGTATCGTTCGTTGCCAAATAAGACGATAGATCTTTTTATCAACGGCAGACCAATCTCCTTCAGGCAATTCAGTTACTTCCATATGTGTTGGTCGAATGGCTTCATGTGCCTCTTGTGCCTTTACTTCCTCTACATTTCCTGCTACTTTCTTTGAAGTTTTTTGCTTTTTGGCTCCAACTTCTGCACCATTCGACACATATTCTTTTCCATAATGTTCTGTAATCCATTTCTTAGCTTCTGCCACGGCATCTTCTGATAGAACTGCTTTATCAGTTCGCATGTAAGTAATATGACCTCCTTCATACAATCGTTGTGCAATTTTCATAGCATTCTTTGGATTAATGTGAAAGAGCGCACTTGCTTGTTGTTGTAATGTACTGGTAATCAGTGGTTCAGGGGCTTTTTCAGACCATGGGCGAATGTCTTTGCTTTGAATGGTTCCTTCGGTCATGCCATGGATATTTTCCATATAATTCATGGCGGATTCTTCATCCTCAAGTTCATCCTCCATATGAGCATCAAACGAAAATCCTGTCTGGTGATGTTGCCAAATACCACTGAGATGCCAACTGGAGGTAGCCTGAAAGGTGTCAATGAGTTTCTCTCGCTCCACTACCAAACGGAGGGCAGGAGTTTGACATCGACCCGCAGACAAAGAGGGAGCAACATAGCGCCAGAGTAGAGGACTCATGGTGAATCCGATGAGCATGTCCAACACGGCACGTGCCTTTTGCGTGTGAACTTTGTCCATGTCAATGACTCCAGGATGTTCAATCGCATGAAGAATAGCCTTTTCCGTAATTTCTGTAAACGTGACACGCTTCGCTGTTTTCGGATTCAGTTTTAATAGCAAACATACAGAATAGGCAATCTGTTCCCCTTCAAAGTCCTTATCTGCAGCCAAATAGATATCATCGGCTTTTCCTGCTGCTTCTTTGAGGTCCTTAATTGCCTTCACTTTCTCTTTCAAGAATTCATATTTTGGCTCAAAATCATTCTTTAAGAAATCGAGACTTTGTTCCAGGCTACGAATATGCCCGAGTGACGCGACGACTCGCCAACTGGCACCCAGATAACTCTGAATGGTCTTCTGCTTTCCTGGACTTTCGATAATGAGTAGCTTCATGGTTGCATGTAACTTATTTTTCTACCTACATGCTATCTCAATTTTTTCACATCGTCTAAAAAATTGAAATGTAGTAGACTGTCATAGAAGGTTAGGCGGATACATTCTACCACAACCATGTCCATCGACGATCTGTACTCCGATGTCTTTCTTTGTATGCTGGAATTCTTAGAATATGATGAAATTGCGAGACTATCTACTACCAATAAGGACAATTTTGAAAAATGTGATAATTATATTCATCATGCATTAGGTGTATCGGTGACAGATTTGCAACATTTTACGTGTCAGCACGTGATTGATAAAAAGAATAATATTACTTGTCCTCGAACCGATAATCATTCCATTGAATTTCATTATTGCCGAAAACACGAAGAGGAACATACATGTTGGGATTGTGGACGCCAAAAAGACCATTTGATTAAAACCAATGCCTGTGCCGATTACGAATGTTGTTACAAGTTTGTCTGTCCACAAATACTGGAAAGCGGATATGAGGTACCAGGGGGATGTGAACAGCTACCCTGTTCGAATTGTCATGAAGAAAAAAACATTATGGTTATGAGTTACATGATACCACAGGAAGGTAACAAAATTATTACATGTGATGATTGCTTGTATAGCATGGATGATGCCTCATTCTATGTTCCGATGATTTATTGGCATGGATTGAGTGAAGAGGAATATGAACGACGCTACTTCTCCTAACACACTTAAACACGTTGTTATTTCTATGAATAGATGCTAAATGATTGTAATGATATTGACCTGCTAGTAGTATTACTTTTTACGATCGTTGCTATTTTTTCCACCTATATCTAAATGCCTGCATTACGGCAATAAGACGGAGTATAAAATACTATTACTTTTCCCTGATAAGATAGAATGACGAGTATTAATCAATCCAGTGGTCAAGGCGCTCTTTTTGAACTCGTTGCCCGTGGAGTCAAGGATAATTATTTTGTGAAAGACTCTAAAGAAAGTACATTTCCGTATGATGCTCGATATGATTCCTCAGCACATCATATTTATGAACGAAAGACGGTTGTACCAATCAATCAAACGAAATTTGGAAACACGTTTGAGGTAGAAATCGATCCTTTTGGAGATATCATGACGGAATGTGCTTTTGAAATCGACCTTCCTACATGGTATCCGCAGCTACCGATTGTACAAGGTGGTCCTTTATTTGACCCACATATTGTGAATGGGCTGTATCCGATTACAACCGTTGGATCGAATTTATCCTATGGTTATGTTAACAATGTTGGATATTTTTTATTTGAGAAAATCCAGTTTTATCAGGACCAGTTTTTGATACAGGAATGGAGTGGTGACGGACTATTAGCAAAAGTGCTATCCGAAGGATCCTATACGAGCTCCTTCTTGCAACAAACCGTGGCAGGATTGGAAGAAACAGTTACTAATCCATCGAGAGGTATTCAGCTTCGCGCGACTCCTACACATCTTCGAATCAAGATACCGTTACCTGGAATGCAATGTCCAGGAGATGCAGGGTTTCCATTAGTGGCGATGGCGTGGCAGACATTTCGCTTCAAACTAACTCTTCGTAAATTGGAAGAATTGGTAGTATGCAGTGATTCGACGGTATTCCGACCAGCTCCATGGGATGCTACCCAATTCCAATATACAGATGAAAATGGAAATACGATCACGTTTGCACCGAAGCCGTTATCTGACATTGGTCAACCGACGATTCTTTTGTCTACGATACAACATTACGTTCCACCGCGCGTACAGCAAGAATTGCGATCGCAAGTCATCCAGATACCCTTCCGCCGTCAGTTTGAAAATAACTTTACGTTTGGTGAGCTAGACTACATACCGTTGGATAAGGGTGGAACCGCAGCTGTTACAAAGTGGATTGATGGGCGTCATCCCACGGAGCGTATTTTCTGGTTTTTCCGAACACAGAATGCGCTGGACAAGAATCGCCTTGATGATTTCACCAATGACTATTTTGATACTCATCCACCATCGGATGTACAACCTTATACCATTCCCTATGGAGCATTTTATTACACCTTGAAGTTAGTCATTGCAGGAAGGGATCGTGAAAGTCTTCAAGAACCTTTGGTATGGGATAAACTTTGTCAGTTAGCCAAAGATGAAAGAGCAAGTGGAAAGGGAATTGGAGAAATGAAGTTTAATTTGGGTGAAATGTATGGAACAATTTATCCAGCTCCTCGACAACCAGAAGGAACGATTAACATGTCTACTGCATACCGACCTACGTTGTACATTGAATTAGCGAATGTAGATACGAATCCTTATTTGGCGCAAAGACGATCTGAATTCCGAGTCTTTACAGAGGGATGGGCGACGTATGATATTCGAGAGGGAAGAGGAAGACTGCTGTTTGCCAACTAAAACTATTTCTAATAATAGGCGCAAATGAATACTGTACGGCATAAGAAACATAGTTCTCTCTGTGTTGGTATCATTACAATTCCTCATTCCAAGAAAACGAAGTATGGCGATACACATATTATGAAAGACTACGTGGATTGGTTCGAGGAGCGCGGTGTTCGCGTTGTTCCTGTTCCCTATAATACAACGGATCATCAAACGTACTTTGAACAGATAAATGGTTTATTCATTCCAGGCGGTGAGACACCCTATATTATGCGTAATCGTGTATTTGTGGATTCCGTGACCCGATTTTTTGAACTTTCTCTTCAACAGGGTGAATATTTTCCAATTTGGGGAACATGTTTTGGATTTGAACTGTTGATGTTTATTATCGGTGGATTTACGAAATTAAAAAAATATCCCTGTCATGAACTTACACCAATGCATTTGACAAAGGAAGGGATAAAATCACGCTTATTTGGATCGTTTTCAAAGCGCTATTTATATTATTTAGAGCACTATAATTCAACGTCCAATAATCACGAATATGGTATCTCGCCCAAGGATTTTGAAGAGAATCTACATTTAAGTCGATTTTATAACATTCTTGCTACTTCTGTGGATGAGAATGGAAAAGACTATGTGTCCACGATTGAAGGTAAGTATTATCCAGTATATGGAGTGCAATGGCATCCTGAACGCCAAAAGACAACGGGACCTTTTGTGGAATTTTTTATTTCCGAATTAAAAAAGAACAAACATCGTTGTCATCATTCGATTCCATTGTTACGTAGATTGTGTAAGCCACGCAAATGTACACAATACACGGAACACAAACATCGGTTATGTTACTTTTTTTAGTCTCATTCTACTCCACTCTGGCAGTATAAAGATAAATAAGAAATAGAAGGGTAACATGGATGCACGATCTTTTCTTGGTGATGTAGAACAACATGGTATCGTCGAGGAGACGGAAGAGATGTACATCCATTTCTACACTGTGATTTATCCAGCTACACCGTCTATACTGTCCATCTATTGGTATAAGAATACGAATGAAAACTTTGAAATTTTCGAAGATGTTCAACGAATCTTTCAGAAGATGAAAGAGTTCAACTTATGCACAACATACACTGGCGATGTGTTTTGTATTAAAAGTGAGCGTCTCTTCGTGGAACAATTATTGCTATTAGGCGTCGAACCGAAAGAATCCTGTTCCCTTCATTTGATTAATGGTATGGTAAAAGAGGTGCATAAAGGTTCGACTAGTTTTGTCAACATTTTCAATGATTTATTTGATATTTGTTTCCATACCTATGACATTTGTCAATCCTTTTCTAGTTATGACAAAGACACACCTCTGACATTATTCGATAAGAAAGATCGATTGTCCATTACATGCAAGGAGGAAGAATCGGTTACCTTCTCTGACAAACATATCATGATAATTGATTTCTTAGATCATCAACTTGTGACAACATTTATAGGGCTCAAAACAATCGTCTATTCTATTTTTGATTCCATCATTGATAATCGAACGCTAAATAAGTGGTTTATCACCCTGGTACAAAAACAGGAATATGAGACGGCAGTAAAGACCATTAGGAATATTCAACAATACCAGACAAAGAATCCCTATACTACTGAAAGTAAGAAAAATCTTACTTCACCGACATTGTATGAGGATTCTTCCGAGGAAGAAGAGAAATGGGAGGCTCGCTCGGTCACACCTACGGATTGGATTCGCGTCTTTTGTGATCTCTATCTGCAACCGTATCATGGTTCTGATATTTTATTGTCTGAAGTGTATCATGAGTATGCAATCGCATCAGGGTGGACAAATACTCCAATGGTATCCATGGCAATGTTTATAAAAACCCTTCGTTCGTTCGATCGTTTTCCCATTAAGCGACGTGCGAAAGGTATGATGATTCTTGGATATCGATCCCTTGTCTCCTATCAAACGCAATTACAAGAGGACGTAAAAAATGGTCAAGAATCCAGTCGAAATCTTCTTCGTTACATGCCGTTAAAAGAGATTCATGATCGAATCTATCATCGCCAGGAAGAAATAAAAGCAATTAATCTTCCTTATGCTCGAGAGATCTGTATATTGCTCCATGAAACCTCTACTCCACTGACTTCTACCGTTGCGTCACAGTTTTCCGCCATTCCTATATTGAAAGATGCTTTGGAGTTATATGCCAAATACATTGAGGAAATGGTATCCAAGCCATTACAAATGGATTTTACCAGAGATTTTGAGGCGTTCCGAGAATTATCAGAAAATTGTGTCTTATATTTTCCTTTTCGTCATTCCTATGTAACAGAGTTGCCAGAACTATTAAAAATGAAGGAGTATCAAGAATCACGCACTCTTCAGTATGATATCATTCCTTCGGATTCTTGGAAAGAGCAATTTAGTTCTGTTCCCACCGAAATGGAATCACTCGAATAAACGAGTGATGGAAATATTATCTTCATAAAAAAGCACAAATCTACTTTTTATGAATATAATCATAACTACTTTTACTGTTTGAATCCCCCCTTAATCCACTCTACTACCTTCATAGTATCAGAGGAGGTAAACAGTGGTTGAGGATTACCATTTACAATCGCCAAAAAAGCGGGAATGGATCGAACACCACAGTATCCAGGAGTATAGTCATTTTCATCTACATCGCAACTATACCATTTTATTTTATCACTTAGACCAAGTAGTGCATTTTTGTTGAGTCTTTTACAAGGGCCACACCAGCTAGCACTAAAAAAAATTATAGTGATGGGATCATGTGGAATGCTTGGATTTTTCTTGATCAGGCTTTCGAAGAACTCCTGGCTCGGGAGGGGAGTCATCTTTGGATGGGGGTCCATTCTGTTTGGATCGTAGGTATGTTAGAACCATTCCAGACACAGCAATGATACCTAGTGTACCAAGGAAGACATAAGATAATACCGATCCTGACTCCACTAGCTCCTCCGCGCCACCTTTTTGTTGATATTGATCGATGACCTTTTGAATGGTTGGTGGAGTGAGACCGTCGCTGAGAGTCGCCGCGGCAGGGCCAAGAGCAAAAGCGGACGTGGCAGCCTTCGCGGTTTCACTGGCAGTACTAATCGCTTGACCTGCAACGGAGGCACCCTTTTCTACGACGGTCTTTCCTAATTCAACTCCTTCCTTCACCGTAGAGAGTGCCGTATCAACTGTATCAATGCCTGCTTTGACAGTTTCTACCACAGGTTTTAAGACGGTAGCAGCTCGGAAGAAGCGCCCAATAATAGGGAACTGACTTCCCAACATGGAAAAGTAGCTTGTGGAGGGTGAACCAAAGTACTCGGAGTATTGATCCGTTACGTCCTTAGTCTTGAAAATGAAATAGAACAGATTATAGAGCCACCAGAATATGGAAACAGGCGCTAAAATAAGTGTAATCGTACAAACAAGCCGAATCAGCCCTGAGCGTTGATCTCCCACAAGGAACGAATCCATTCCAAAGAGGCCACCAAAGAAAAGGGCGACTCCGTAATAAAAGAATGCCATATGTTTTTGATCAGGCACATCATTGGCAAGAACACCTGCACCTATTCCTTTTGGACCCATACCTGGTACACCCAATCCAAACACTTTTACAACATCGGTATTGAAAACTGCCTGTGATGCATCATAAATCCACCATACACCAAGGAACATGATATTAATAATTAATTTTGCAAGGAATGTGAGAGGCGACCGTAAATAGAGATGATCGAGTGCTAAAAACCCACCAAGAACAGATAGCCCTAAGAACACGTCATAAGACAGGAATGCACCCCCTGGACCTCCTTTACTTGCATTAAAAAGCCCTTGTATATTGTTAAATGTTGAGTCCCTTAACCAATAATCAAGTTGAGATACACTTGAGCTCATTACTGACTAATGGGAGTTTTTTAGGTTATGTTTGACTCAATCTAAATCAAATAGAACCATGAAAAGAAACAAAGCAAACAATCTATTTAAATCGTAAAGAGAAGTCCTCCAAAACCATTAATCACACGGAATACGTTATAGTTATGTCCGTAAACAACGATACGACAATTTCCTCGTTGTTGCCAAGCAGGGATTTGCGGATTGCTGAGAAGTGGATTCATCTGGATTTGCCAAACGATGCTATCGATACGACTTGCATTCATTGTTCCAGTGGGTTGAATGTCTTCAGGGCGTAGGGCGAAACAATAATTATAGATGAACGAGTGGACCGGAGTGGTAGTGTGATGTTCATATGGTTGTTGTAATCGGAAATATTGTGGGCCGCGAGCCATGAAACGATCATAACCATCGAGTTGAAGTTTGGCGGAAGAAATCAAGTCCATACGACCCGCAGGAGCATTCGAATTCATATAAGGTAAGATAAAAGCAGGGTTCGGTTCATCAATACCCCTATTGCTATAATTAAACCATTCATTGCGATTGATCATTTCGTCACGTTGCGCAACAAACATAAATTCCTTAATCGGATGATTGAATTCGACAGAAATGGTAGCAGTGGTTTGCTGAGCGGTAAGAGCATAAGGTGGTGTGTATTGCACTTGTTCAATAAGGTATTCGTGTGACGTACTTACAAACATACGACGTTCTTCCACATCTAAGTAGACATATTCACCCCATAGCATCATATTTACGATCTGAGTCGTACAATCAACATTCATGTTGCAAGCCGGTTTCCAATTCTCTTGGGTAATACCTGGTGGTGGAGGTAACCAAAAGAGTTGTTGTAAGGGACGCAAGGTGATATTGATTCGGACAGGATGATACTGAAGTGCAAGTAAGGGAAGATAAAGGCCAGGATTGCGGCAGAAATAAAATTGGAGAGGAATTAGCAGACGGAGTCCTTCGGAATTGGCACCAGGAACAAGATTCGGAGGATAAAAGGGCTCAAATCGTCCAATCATTTCATTGAGAGCATCTCGTTGACCATAAGGAGTGGTAAGCTGCGTCCAAATTTCCATCCATTCACCCGTTTGACGATCGATTTCTTGTTCACCTACTTCAAATGTAATCTCCGCAATCAATGCATGGCCCACTGAGTTCGTATAGGATAGAACATTACCACTGGTATCATAGATTCTTGGAAGAGTAACGTCTAAGTACACACGGCCTAATAGATCGCCCCGTCTGGGAATAAGACAAGTGATTCTCTGTCCAAAGTTGGGTGTACCGTCGAAGTACATCGGCTGTGCCTCTGTGGCAAAGTTGGTATGACGGCGATAGACCATTTTAAAAAAACTAACTTGGGGATTACCCGTTAGAAAAAGATCTTGTTTTCCTGTAGCAACAAGTTGTAATAAACCACCTCCTGCTGGCATCCTGTTAATGTTCCGGATAATTAAGATTTGATTTGTATTCGCAGAACATAATTTGTAAAAGTCGAACGAAAAGCGATTGTATCAAAACATACAAACAAAACAATCAAGTAACAAATGATATACAGTAACAATATTTCCTTTTAGATAAAGTACTCATTATAATATCATATCAATATGAATAAAGAGTACAGAATTGATATACCATATTATAAATGTTATTGTATATTGTTTCAATTTCGATTCTCTCTGGAATATAGATGAGTTCCACAGGAATACGAGCCATTAATAGTGGGCCGTTAATAATACGTGTCTATTCTAACAGTTCCACTAATAGTACGTATCTATTGCAAGATGACGACTTGCCCGTGTCGAGTAATCTTGTTTTAACAACGTCAACGAATGGTCGATTAGTGCCTTCCGATAATGTACTTGTATCATCAATTGGAACAAGTAGTCTGATTACCAATGCAGCAACTGCATCCACAGTGAGTACCGTAACCACAAATGCTGCGGAGCTAATTACTTCCAGTTTGATTGCAAATATAATCAATATTTCAACCTTAGTAACATCCTCCATTACAGCAAATACCATTCGCACTTCCACCGTTAACACATCCAGTATGATTGGTGAAGGTATGTTTGCCTCTTCGATGATAACCTCTTCCTTGCGCGCAGGAGCCATTGGAACATCCAGCTTCGTTGCCTCTACACTTTCATTAAGTACTCTTGGTTCTGCTAATTTTATCACTTCTTCGTTACTTGCTTCTACAACAAGTATTTCGACGATGTTTGTGTCTACTGTGTTTGGAACTGCCCTCAATCTATCCTCCTTAGTGACATCATCCCTTATCTCAAATAGTGTTGTATTATCATCTATTGTGGGTTCCAGTATTACTGGAAATACAATCAATACCTCTTCGATGGTAGGATCTACTTTGACTATCAATCAAGGAAGTATCTTGTCCATAACGACTTGTACAATTGTAGGTAGTTCGATAACTGCAAGTAGCCTAGTTCTTTCTTCTTTGACGGCGTCTTCGATTCGGAGCAATCAAATCGAATTGTCTTCTCTCACAGGTTCGACAATGACGGTCAGTTCGGTTAGTTTATCATCGCTTGTGGCTTCCACCATGACAACCAATGTAGCAAATGTGTCTACCTTGTCTACATCAACGGCTCAGGCACGTGCACTCACAGCAAGTAGCATGCAGCTATCATCTTTAACTGCCTCTTCCATTCAGACAAATGTGGTTGGATTGTCTTCCCTATCAGGTTCCACCATGCTGGTCAGTAATGTGAATGTCTGCACGATTGCTGGCTCGACCATAAATACCAGAGTACTTACTATTTCATCCTTGAGTGCATCCTCTATGGAAGTGAGTACCATATTGGGAAGTAGCGCAACGATCTCTTCCTTGACTGTTTCTTCGATGCTTGCCACCACATTAGGTGTCTCCTCCGTCGTTGGTTCTACCATGATCATTCGAGGACTCACAGTATCTTCTCTTACAGGATCTACCATGACCACCAATACAGCGAGCATTTCCACTTTGAATGCTTCTACTCTTGTTACAAGTACAATTCAAGCAAGTAGTTTGCAATTATCTTCACTCACTGCATCAAGTATTCTATCTGGATTGATGTCTGTATCCTCGATGACGGGTTCCAGTATGAATGTGAGTACCGCGAATGTTTCCACGATGACGGTATCAACGCTCACATCGAATGTTGGAAATATTCAATCGATTGGTGCATGTACCCTTATAGGAAGTACGATGACGGTGAGTAGTTTGTTGTTATCATCCTTGGTTGGATCTTCGATGATTACCAATCAAATGAGTACCTCCACTCTATTGGGATCAACGGCTATTATAGGTATTGTAAGTACTACCTTACTTTCTGCCTCTACAATAAGTACGACTAATGCCATCTTTTCAACTGCCAATGCTTCAACACTCTCCACGAATTTGATTTCTACCAGTTTTATTCAATTATCCTCTTTGACAGGAAATTCGATAACTTCCAGAGAAATCCTATTTTCCTCATTGATTGGATCCACAGTGTTAGTAAGTTCAGTAGCCACTTCCTCTTTCACAGGATCTACTTTTGTCGCAAATGTGGGAAACGTATCGTCTCTTACTATTTCAACACTCACTACAAGTACACTCTTAACAAGTACCGTGCGTGTTTCCTCAATGATTGGCTCTACTATTCTTGCCAGTTCCATGGGTGCTTCTTCCTTTACAGGATCCACGTTTGTTGTTAGCTCTGTGGCTCTTTCCTCGTTAATTGGATCAAGTATAACAACGAATATCATGAATGTTTCCTCGATAGGTGCTTCTACTATCGCTATTAGCACCATCTTTGCAAGCAGCATGCAGGTCTCATCGTTGACCGCCTCTACCATCAGTACCAGTACAATGAGTTTGTCTACTCTGACGGGTTCCTCCATGACGGTATCACAGGTAACACTATCTTCGATGGTGGGTTCCTCGGTCACTGCTAACTTTGCAGCGGTGTCATCCTTAAATGTTTCTTCCTTCAGTGTGAGTACCTTGCTTACCAGTAGTTTACAGCTTATATCATTAACAGCGTCTACCATTAGCACAAATAATATGACATTTTCTTCGTTGACAGGGTCGTCTATGACCATGAGTTCCATGTTGCTGTCTTCTCTAACTGGTTCGACACTGACTACCAATCTTGCCAACATTTCCTTGTTGAATGTGTCGTCTTTGACCTTTAATGCAAGCTCTATTATTGCGAGCACAGGTACTATTTCATCGATATCAGCATCAAGTGTGAATACAAACACATTCCAGATTTCATCTCTCACGGGCTCCACGATGACGATGGGTTTATTGAATTTGTCATCACTACAAGCATGTACGATTACGACAAGCATTGCAAATGTGTCATCATCGGTAATCTCCACGTTAACAACAACTACAATGATTGCCAGCAGTGTACAAGTTTCAAGCTTTACAGCTTCCAGTATGATTACAAATGCATTGGGATTATCCTCTCTTACAGGCTCAACCGCCACTGTTCAAGCAGTTGTGCTATCGTCTTTGACAGGTTCTACTGCCATTTTTAATATTGGGAATATATCCACATTGAATGTATCGACATTGGGAATAAGCACCATTCAGGCAAGCACGGTACAACTCTCTTCTCTTACTGCATCCTCCATTGTTGCGAGTTCCTTTGGAACATCCTCCCTCACAGGTTCTACTATGATTCTAAGTTCTTTACTTACATCATCCGTTACTGCATCAAGTCTTCGAACGAACACGGGAATTGTATCCTCATTAAGTGCATCGAGCTTTACAACAAGTACCCTATTAGCAAGTAGTATTCAACTATCCTCTCTTACTGCATCTTCTATCTCGACGAATACGCTTAGTGTAGTAACCCTATCAGGTACAAATGGAATAATTAGTTCATTGGGTGTTTCTTCCTTCACAGGTTCCACACTAACTACTAATATTGGTAATATCTCTACTCTCAATGCATCGTCATTTGTAATTAGTATACTGGATGTATCGAGTATGAGTGTTTCAACGGGTACTGCCAGTTCCTTACGTGCATCAGGATTGGGAGCATCCACCATGAACATCAGTACCACAACAACTTCTACACTGACGGCATCGACCTTACAGATTGGCCTAATTCAATCGACCGTCACGATGAATTCCCTTATTGTTTCTTCATTAACTGGATCAACCATCAGTACCAATGCAATGGACACGGTTACCTTTCGAACAACAAATGGCACCATTAGCGCATTATCATTGTCTTCCATACAGGGTTCCACAGTGATTATGAATATTGCGAACATCTCCACGCTGAATGCTTCGACCGCAATAATCAGTACGATGGACATTTCTTCGATTACTGCTTCATCGATTCTTGCTATTTCGACACGTGTTAATTCCTTGATAGCATCTACCTTCGTGGGTAGTACCATTACCACTTCGACGATCACGGGTTCAACATTTACAATTGGTACTATTTTGTCTACAGCGATTGCGAGCTCACTTGCAGTCTCCTCTCTCTTAGGATCTTCAATTAGTACCACCAATCTGAGTACAATCACATTTGCAGGAACAAGTGCAACTGTTAGCACTATCACACTTTCGTCCCTACGAGGTTCTACCGTGATTACCAATGTCGCAAACGTATCAACACTGAATGTCTCCACCGCGGTCATCAGCACGATGAACATTTCTTCGATGACGGCATCCTCCATCCTTGCAATTTCTACACGTACCAATGCACTGGTTACCTCAACATTGACGGGAAGCACGGTAACAACTTCTACCTTAACGACATCCACTTCACAAATTGGTGTATTGTTATCTACCGTTACTGCGAACACGATTGTGTTATCTTCCTTAATCGGATCAACCTTGTCTAACAGCACACTAACGGTTTCAACACTTACAGGTGCGAATGCCACGGTGAGTGCAGTGATCTTATCCTCCTTAAGAGGTTCCACCATCACTACAAATATTGGAAATGTTTCTTCCTTGTTTGCATCCACATCGATCATTAGTACCTTAACTACATCGTCGTTAACTGCATCATCGATTGTTACGAATACACTTCAATTAAATGCATTAATAGCATCGAGTTTCTCCACCAGCACGGTGACCACTTCAAGTTTAACAGCATCGACGATACAAGTTGGTCGTTTATTCTCGACCCTGACCGCCAGTTCTCTTCTTCTTTCTTCCATGGTGGCTTCTTCGATTAGTACCAACGCTCTCAGTGCAACTACCTTCGTAGGTACAAATGCCACATTGAGTTCAGTCCTGGTATCGTCTCTTCAAGGTTCTACCATCACCACCAACGTAGGAATCGTTTCCACCATAAATGGATCAAATACAACGGCGAGCACCTTGGCAGCTTCGACCATTATAACCTCCAGTCTGGCAGTAAGTACCTTGGTGTTTTCCTCCGTGGTGGTTTCCACATTAGTGGCAAGCACAATCAATGCATCCACACTGACAGGATCGACGGTAACAATTGGCACGATTCTTTCCACGGTGACAGCAAGTAATCTTCTTGTTTCTTCGTTCACGGGATCTACCATCGGCGCAAGTACCTTGAATGTATCTACCCTACAAGGCGCGAATGCCACCTTGAGTTCTGTTCTCACGTCATCATTGCAGGGTTCCACGATGACTATGAATATTGCTACACTATCATCGTTAACAGTATCTACGACCACGGCCAGCACATTGACCGCATCAAGCATTACCGCTACAAACGTGACGGCGGGATCACTCTCTTTTGGAAATTTACTGGTCTCAACTATTAACACAAGTACTGTGAATGCTTCAACGATTACAACCTCTACTACCACAATTGGTGTCATTTTATCGACTGCTACTGCCAGTTCCATTCTCCTTTCTTCACTATCCGCCTCGAGCCTAAGTACCAATATTCTGCAGGTGTCGAGTATTATTGGTTCGACCATCACGTTATCCACGGCCAATATTTGGTCAACGGCAACTTCTAGCATAGTAACCAGCACCATCGATCTTTCGTCCCTTCGAGGCTCGACTTTATTAGTCAGTACAATACAAGTGTCCTCCTTTACAGGGTCCACGGTGACGATAAGTACGTTAAGATTGTCTTCGCTGACGCTATCGAGTGTGAACACAAGTTCCTTGACGGTTTCTACCCTAACAGGTTCGACCGTCACACTTGGACTGATTCAATCCACGGTGACGGCCAGTTCCCTTCGGCTATCCTCCCTCACGGCATCCAGTCTTACTACGAATACTCTTCAGGTGTCAAGCTTAATAGGTTCTACGATTACGTTATCCACGGCGAATATATGGGCAATGATTGCATCCAGTATACGTACCAGTACCATGGACCTTTCTTCACTTCGAGGTTCCACTCTGCTTGTTAGCACGATACAAACATCCTCCTTTACTGGATCCACGGTAACGATAAGTACGTTAGGATTGTCATCACTTACACTTTCGTCCATGAATGCCAGTACCATCACAACATCCACTCTGACAGGTTCCACCTTCACCATTGGACGACTCCAATCGACGGTAATTGCAAGTTCCTTGCTACTTTCGACATTAACAGCATCCAGTATCACAACAGCATCGCTTTCTTTATCGAATCTTACGCTATCCACCATGACGCTTTCAAGTGCAAATGTATGTTCCATCGTAGCATCCAGTATTGTCATAAGTACAATCAATCTTTCGTCTCTTCGAGGATCCACCTTGCTGGTAAGCACCATTCAAGTATCATCGTTAACGGCATCCACCGCCATCATATCAAGTGTGGGTCTATCCTCTTTAACCGTGTCAACAATCACGGGAAGCACACTTCGAATGTCATCGACTATCACCTCTACCGTGAATACGAATACACTGAGTACATTGTTTTTGAATGGATCTTCGATAGGTATTGGTACCACGACACCATCCACGACATTGGATATTCAAGTTGGAAATGTTAATATTTATTCCGTATTACCCTCCACTTCTGTGTACAGCACAGCAGGATCCTATACTATTTCGGTGCCATTTGGTGTAACCTCAGTGAACTATGAAATGATTGGTGCAGGTGGAGCCACTTCAGGTGGTACAGGTGGTTATATTAGAGGTTCGATTACACTCACGTCGGTTATGAGTACAATTAAAGTAGTGGTTGGTGCAGTAGGATCAGCAGGTTTAGGAGGATCATCCTCTGGAGCCTCTTACATCAATGTACCAACGGCTGGACCTTTGTTTGTCATGGCTGGTGCAGGTGGAGCAGGTAGTGGAGGATATGGGGGTGGAGGTACCTTTAATGGTGCAGGTGTGGCATTTGGTGGTCCAGCAGGTTTTTTGGTATTCACTGGTGGATCTTCTCAAACGGATACAGGAGGAGGTTTAGGTTATGATTGTTCAATCAATCCCGAACCTTCAGGAAATGGAGGGAACGCAGGATCATCAGGTGCATTTGAACAAGCTTTGGGTGGAACAAATGCAGGTAGATATGCAGGTGGTAGTGGATATGCAGGTGGTGGAGCAGCATGTGCAGGAGGAGGAGGCGGAAGTTCTTACTATAATACATCCACTACAACCGTCACACTTTCCTACGATGGATCAACCGTACCAGGAGGAGTCCTATCAGGCTATGGTAGATCAGGACAGGGAGGATACGTCTCCATTTCATTGGTTGGCAATGCAAATTCCGTGACAGCAAATGGAGATGTGCAATGTAGGAACTTGTTTACAAGCACGACCACAATAAGTACGCTTACCGCCAGTACCATGACGGTATCGTCCCTTCTCACAACGTCGAGCATGAATACCTCTACGATACAAATGACAAGCCTTCTTTCGAGCGCAACGGGTAGAATCTTGTTAGGAACAGGAACACCTGTGTATCGTTTGGAGATAAACGGAGGAGGAGTGAATAACACCTTTACCACAGGTTGGCGATATGGAAATGGTGGTGGCGCCGCCAATCCTGGTGGAGGTATCACAGACCCTATCAGTTTGAAGACGCAAAATGGTATTTGGGCTTCGATTTTCTATGCAACATCCGACCAGCGAATCAAGAAGGAGATTACTGAGATTGATGACGATCGTGCACTTCAAGTGGTTCGTAGAATCAAGCCCGTGACCTTTAAATACATTGATCAAGTCAATCGACATGGCGAAACCGAATATGGATTCATTGCCCAAGATATTAAACAAGTCTTGCCGCATGCCGTGAAGACCGAAGCGGATTTCATCCCCAATGTCTATGATCTCGCAGACTTTAGTACCTTAACCCAATCGACTTCCTTAGTTACATTACGTACAAAACAAGTAGAGGGAATTAAAGTCAATGATCGTATTAAGATTATCGATTTACGAGAGAAGGCATGTATCCAGACCATCTTGGAGACAGGCATTAGTTCTATGGTAGTAGATGCCAATCTGGAGAATTATGTATCCGAATATGATTTTACTGAAGAAGATATCAAGAATAATATTCAAAAGAATACGATATTTGTCTATGGTAAACAAGTAGACGATGTAAATGTATTAGACAAAAATGCTATTTTCAGTGTTGGTATTGCAGCCATGCAAGAAATCGATCGATTGATTGTACAGCAACATAGTACAATTACTCAACAAATAAACAAAATTCAGGAACTACAAGAAAAATGCAAAACACTACAGAATCAAATCATGAATGAATTGTAGAATTTCGAATCTCTGTGGTTTATAGAGATGAGTTCCTCAGGAATCAACGCTATCAATAGCGGACCATTGATTATTCGAGTTTATTCGAATAACTCGACCAATCAAACCTTTTTTTTACAGAATGAGGATCAGCCAGTTTCCACCAATTCTGTAATAATAACAAACAATGATGAATTGACTCCTTCCGATATTATACAGATATCAAATCTTGTAACAAGTACAATCAATCCTTCTACATTGATAACAACATCGCTGGTAGCGCAACAACTAAGTACTTCCATTTTTAATACATCTAGTCTATTGTCGACAGTACTTGTCACATCTACATTTAATATGTCTACTGCGATAACAAGTTCCGTGATTGTTGGATCATCCCTTATTATGTCGACGGCACAAGCGCGCGTGATGAGTGTATCTTCCTATTTAGCCTCCTCCATTGTAACAGTGGGTGTGTTTGCATCATCGCTGATTGCATCATCATTACTCGTGAATTTTATTCGAGCTGTAAATACTGATATTTCAAGTTTTATCATTAGTACAGCTGGTATTTCTACGTTACAGGTCTCGACGTCGATTGGTAATAAAATGGATCTTTCCACATTGCTTGTTTCTACCTTTAGCACCAATACGCTTGCACCCAGTACCTTGTTTGGATCAACCATATCGGTCAATGCTTTGAATGTTTCGTCGATTCTGGGATCCAGCCTTACCACGCTTACCACGAATGCATCCTCCATGAATACATCTTCATCTCAAGTATGTAGCATTCTCACATCAACTGCACAACTATCCTCTTTAATCGTAGCACCAATTACAACATTACAACTCGATGAAGGATCATTGACCGCATCCACATTATCAATTCTGCAAGGAAATCTATCTTCTATACGAGCGTCTTCGATTCGTAATGATAACCAAAATGCGTCCTCGTTGACGGTATCCACCTTTTCGTCCCTTCGCATGGTAATTAGCACGGTAAATACCTCTTCCTTGTCTGTTGCTCCCATCGTCACTAATCATATGGATGCCTCTTCACTGACGGCATCTACTGCTACTGCGAGTTCCTTGACATTATCTTCTTTCACAGGATCGACGATGATTGTCACCATTCGTGGTACCACCTCTTCCATGTCCGTTACAAGCATTGCTATACCGAGTACCATATCAGGGAGCAGTCTTGTGTTGTCTTCTCTTACTACCTCCAGCAATACGGTAAGATTGATGACTCTTTCATCAGGAACAGCATCTACGTTACAAGCATCCGCTCTTCAGTTTTCAACCATCACTGCCTCGACTACACAATTAAACACGCAAAATGCATCGATTATTCGACCTTCTACCATTAGCTATACAGGAAGTACGATTTTATCAGTAGAATCCTTCCTTTCTTCCTTATTGCTTTCAACAACCACTACCGTGAATGCAAACCTATCTTCGTATCAAGGATCGACAATACAGGGAGGGTCAATCAATCTTGCGACCGTTACAAATACGATACACACTGCTACACAGGAATTACTTACTGACCTAAATACGTCTACCTTGCGAATCAGTTCTGTTCAAAATGATACATCTCTCGTATCTTCTTTATCAGCTTCTTCCATACGAGCTAACACGATAGATGCACCACAAATACGTGTGTCAACATTGGTGATGGGAATATTTGAAGTAGTAAGTGCGAATGGTCCCTCTACCATTGGAAGGGAAGCAAATTTGTCGTCTGCCATTGTTTCCACGACAACGGTAAGTACCCTTCAGGCAGACTCTATTTCATTATCGTCCATGTCCTTATCATCTATTGAAACGATGGAAATACGGGTATCTTCCTGCATTGGTACATTGACAATCATGGATGTACTTACTACTTCCTCCCTGGGGACTTCCTCCATTCTCTTGGAAAGCGGTGCCATCTCCACCACAAGTATTTCCTCTCCT